GTATTCTAAAAATTGCTTTAGAGGCTTCAAGTCACCAAAGCCAACAATCCACCCGTGTTCATCTGCTTCACCAGCGAATTCAAAATGAACCGATCTATCATAACCATGCCATTTAGAACAGGGCCCTGTTAGTGGTTCTCTTGTCTCATCAGTATCAAACCACTGCATATGTGCTACAGGTAAATTGTAATAAGACTTTGTACATTTTAGTTTCATATTATACTCCAATCACATTGCCCCAGAGATAGGTATGCACTCTTGCAGATACATTAAACCCTCTCTCTTGAGCCATGTTAGCAACATCACCATCAACTAACTTTTGACCTTCTACAGTAGCACCAACAGGCATGATCCATACAGGCCAGTCTACACCCGCTTGTCTAAATTGATGAACCACCTCGTCAAGCTCTTCCCATTGCTCTGGCTTAGGACCTAGAACAAACTTTAGCTGCCCAACAGGGGCCCTTGATGTTGTTGATCTTTCCCGCACTGTCATGCCAAGGTCATTGTATTGTGAAACAATATCTGGACGTATTGCTTTCTTAGGTTTTTCTCCTGATACAGTAAACAACTTAGGGCTACAAGAGAAGAACAGCTCACCACCATATAGACCTCTGTTACCAAATGTCCTGATGAACTGTTCAGTCAATGGTTGCGTACCGTTTGTTTCCCAAGTTGTGTGCCATGGTCGTTCATGATTTCCTTTGGTCTTATACACAGCGTTAATCTCTACAGCTGCTTCTTGTGCATGTTTCATCAACGACTCCCCACCCGTGTAAACAAGATGTACCGATGCCCGTGAAACAGGATGATTGAAATCCCCAGCTGGGTTATACGCATTGACCATTTCACGTCTAAGAGTTTCAACAATCTCTTCTGGTGTCTGCTTCTTTTGAAGATGCTTGAACTTCTTCGACCATGAGTACGAGCTATCACAGCCTTTCTCCCACACAGGAAGATCAGTGACGTGCTTTACAGCTATAGGATCAAAATCTTTGTAAGGTAATTCATACGTTTCTGGGTTAGTCGGATCTTCTTGACCAAAGCCATCGCACTGTAAATTGCAAAGAAAAAACCGAAGCCACACTGATGGGACTCCGGTATAAAAACCTTCACCTTGTACTGAATAAAACGTTTCAGAGAACGCGTACCCTTTGCTCATTGAGTTTCCTCTTCTTATCTAATCTTTTCTTTTGTCTCACAGCTTGCTCGTAATGAAATTTAGTAGAACGATTCTTAAATACAATACCGCCCATATGATCGTACTCATGTTGTATTACTCTGGCAGGTATGCCATCAAACACATCGGTAGTTATATTACCATTAGAACCAGCATACCGTATTCTTATTGAGTCAGGCCGTTTCACTTTTATAAAAAGTCCAGGATAGGAGAGACAACCTTCCTCCATTAAAACTATATTTTCTGACGTTGAAACAATATTGGGATTGAAGAACACTTTGATGTTATCAGGATCGTTGGGGTCCCCAGCAACAAATACTCTCCAAGGTAGTCCAACTTGACAAGCAGACAATCCGAGGCCTCTATGGGCTATCATTGATTCTTTCAAGTTTGTGGCTAACTCAACTGGATCAGCAGGAGGATTTTCAAAATCAAATCGTAATCCACTATCTCTCAGTATCTTATCATCGGATTTTACAAGATCATAAATCATGCTGCTATCCTACTAAAGTTCTTCACTTTCTCAAAACGTATAGTGTTATGGAACTTGTCCATCAATTGGTCACCTTTATGGGATATTATAAAGATGTTTGCGTCAGAAGTCAAGTCATTTAGAATCTTCAAGAACTCTTCGGTTCCAGTTGTATCTAACGATGAATCAAACACTTCATCCATAATCAACAGATTGGTACTTGCACTGTTCCTTAACTTAGCAATGGCGCGCCAAGTAAAAAGAAGAGCTAAATCGATACGCATTTTTTCTCCTTCAGAAAAGGAAGCATAACTAAACTCGTCCCTATATCTTGACTTGATTGTCTCGTTAAAATTTTCATCAAGTTCGAACTGAACAAAGAAATCCATAGAAGCTAGATATTTGTTTACCAACTTGTTCATGATTGGAACATACTGCTTTATGATTCTTGTTTTAATTCCACTGTCTTTTAGAATTAATGAAGCAACGTCGAGAACGCTTTTGTCGTTTGTCAACGTCTCCTTTTCTTCGTGATTAGATTTGAGTTCTTTAGTAAGTTCTTTCAGCTTATCAGTTTCAGCATTTGATTGCTTTGGTACATTAAGTGATTGAATATCTTCGTTAATAGAATCAATCAATTGATTCAATGCATTTATTTGTGAGTTGTGTGATGTAATGTCGGCCTGTAAATCGTTTATCTGATCTATGATACCTTGTATAGTAACAAGTCTGCTTTCTACTTTTTCATACTCTTCTTTAAGCTGTGCAAAACCATCATTAGTTTCATTAAGCACCTTTTGTTTTTTTTCTATAATGTCACATTTGAAATCTTCGTCTATATTTTGCTTACATGTAGGGCAATCATCGTGGTCACCGTAGAATGTTATCTCTTGAGACAATTTAGATATTTTATCTTGCATTTTATATTCGAATTGCTCGAGCTTTTTCTTCTTGGTTTTTATTTTGTCTATGTCTGCTTTGTCATTCTGTAACTGCTCAATATTTTCTTGCAATGTAACTATTTGATTTGAATATGTTTTTTTCTCTTTTTCAGCTTTAGCTATTTTTATCTTACCGTCATTAATTCTTTTTTCGTTATTCTGTTTTAACTGAGAAATGTAATTTTCTTGCATAGATATTTTTTCTTCAGCTAAATTGATAGCATAATCAATATCCATTAATTTATTTTTGTTCGCGGCCGCTTTCTCTTTCAGCAACGTGTTCATTGTTGAAAATATCTGTATGTCAAGCAAATCTTCAATCACTTCTCGTCTGTGTTGTGATGATAGTTGCATGAAGGGAACGAACGTACTGCTACCTAGAACAACAATCTGACTGAAAGATTTGTGATTGAGCTTCAGTATATTTTTTTCAACCACGTCCTGATAATCTCGAGCTGAGGCGTCTTGATTTATAAGCTCATCATTTCTATAAACTTCAAACTTAGGTGAGCCGTATTTTTTTATTCCTCGGATTATTTTGTAGTTGTTGTTAGCTATACTAAACTCAACCTCAACTTCAGCACCTTTACCATTAATGCTATTAATCAACTGATTCTTGTTAATTTTTCGAAATGGTTTTGCATATAACGAATACGACAAAGCATCGAGAATAGTAGACTTACCCGCCCCGTTTTCACCAACTATGAGCGAAGATTTATTTTTATGCAAGTTTACTTCTGTCCACGTATTACCCGTAGATAGAAAATTCTTCCATCTTATATATTTAAAGATAATCATTATGAGAAAACTGCCTGAGAATTGAAAGACAGACTTAACCTCATATCTCCGCTCATGTTGGGTGATACACTGTGAGGGTAGTAGCTTGGAAATAAAACTAGTCTTCCAGGAGATGGTTCTATTCGATGAGAATACATATTGATTAATTCTTTATGAGCAGAAGAGCCATCAAAGAAATAACCCCATTCAGTATCAGCAATTAAGTGCGTCCTATGAAAGTTGATGGTTCCTGCATTTGGTGAAGCCTTTATATAGTAAGCACCTGAAAACACACTATGCGGATGTGTATGATAATCATTGGTGTTGTATTGATCATTAAAGTTTAACCAAAAGTTACCTATCTTCACTCTTCTTGGTGATTGATATGTAAACTTGTTCACATATGTATCAATTATATTTTGAATACTATCAATGAGTTCACAAAGAACAGGATAGTCAGTCACTGTTTCTCTGAACAAACCAGGTCTTTGATAACCACCTACGTTGGAATGTACTACTCCTTCATGTGTGTCTTTAATATGACAACATTCGTTGTAAAGTCGGTTGTTATCAATCGGGAGTTCTGCACAGAGCAATGCCTCCTCAGATATCGGTGTGTATTCTACTTGCATAATTATGTAATAGACAGGGCTTCTTGATACAGATCTTTTATTGTCTTTTCAAGTGATATTTTATCAACGTTTGATTCTAAACCATTAATGTACTTGCCTAGTATAGTTAGCGTATCTTCTGCTTCACTCACTATCTCATCATCCGATTCAATGTCAAGATGTAAATGGTCTTCTACTACTTGAACATGTATAGGATTACTTTTCTCTAGTTTTTCAATAAAGATGTCAAACCAATAGGGATTGTTTTTTTCTGTAATGATAACCTTAACATATGAACCAGCAAGCTGCTCAAAATTTTCATTTACAACTTGCTCCATATTTTTATTTGAATCATCATAATGTATTTTATAGAATATTCTATATGGATTAGGTATAAAAGTCAACTCTCTTGTGTCTGTATCAAATACATGAAATCCCTTTTGATCATCAAAATCAGACCATGTCATCTCATACGGGCAACCAAGATAATTTATATTTCCACTTGTTGATTTTGTATGATAATGACCAGTGCATACGACATCAAATTTTCTTAACCAATCATCAGACATACCATGATGGATAGCTTGCCCCTTGTACATTTGATACCCTGACAATTCTAAATGACCAAATAATACCTGAGCATCAGTCGACGTGCACAGACTTTTTACTTCCTCTTCATTACCGGAACATATCCATGGTAGCATCACAATCTTCAATCCATCAAACGTAGTAACCTGTGGGTGGTCATATATGTGTATGTCATAATGTTCTGCTAAAAGATTAATTGAATTAATTTCAAGAGTGTTTTTATAGAACGAATCATGATTACCAACTAGCACGTGAAACTTATATTGGTTTTTATCTATAGGATCAAAAAACATACGCTTTGCTCTGTCTAAAGATACAAAGTTAATATATTTTCTACGATCAAAGGTGTCACCAAGATCAACAATGGTGTCTATTTGATTTTCTTTAAGATATGGGAAAAAGACTTGATCGAAGAACTTTTCTTGATGATCTGCAAAAGCAGAATGATCATTCCTCACACCAAAGTGTAAGTCCGTTATAAGTGCAATTTTCATTATACATTTTTCTCACGCTTCTTCACATTTTTACGTTTCGAGGACTCAAACTCTTCAATAAATTTGTTCATATACTCTGTCGACCACTCACTCATTTTAATATTGTCACCAAAATCAACTCCAATATCATGCTCTTGTGTATCTGATGTCATGTTCATCAGATTGACTTGTTCAGTCATTTTATATTTGGTATAGAGTAGTTTTTTCTCTTTTTGGATTCTTCGAAGAAACGCATACCATATAATCTGAGTAAAATACGCAAATGGGTTCTTAGACTTTTCCGGGTCAAAGTTGTCTATGCATTGCAAGCAATTTTCTATACCATCTGCTACCATTTCATCCTTAAACGTATAGTTCATAAAATTTGGTCTGCGTGCGAGGTGTGTTGCGATCTTCATGACACACTCACCGATATAGTTTGGTACACGAGGTCTAGGGTCGTTGTTTTGTTCAGCCTCGGTCACCGTTCTCTTGTATTCAACAAGAGCTGCTAAAAAATCTTTGTTGTTTACATATTCGTTTTTCGCTTTAGCCATAACTCATTTCCGTCAAAATATAATATTATACTATTAAAATCAACACATTGCAACATCAATGTATATTGAAATCATCATTGCTGTTTACCATCATCCTATCAAGATAATAATCGATTTCGTTTTGCTCTGCAATATCATCATTGTAATCTTGTTCATGGTTATTCAATTCTTCCATGCTTTCAACATATATCTCTTTAATGTAAAGAGATGGTTCTGCAGCTGCAACAATGTGCCATGTTTTTACTTTGAATTCTGTCTGGTCTGTCTCAAGCCATTTCGAAGCTACTACCGTTGAGCTTGATTGATTTTTATTTAATGCAAGTTGCAATGGATTTGCAATCAAAACATAATTTTTATCTTTGGCCAGCGACATTTTACAAATGAGCGTTTCACCAGATATAAGTTTTATTATTGCCAATTCGTGCATCTATTTCTCCAATTCGATTTTATAAATTTTATAATCAAATTGTTCTTCACTGTATATTTTTACTCTTTCGTACAGATGTTTCAACGTGTAATTGACTCTTTTTTTGTGCTGTAAATTATCAGCAATATCATACAAAGTGCATTTATCTTTATTTTCAGATTTTCTTAGACCTCTACCTATTGATTGAAGATTACGTATTCTTGATTTAGATGGAGACGCAAAGATTACGTTATGAAGCTTTTTAATATTGATACCAGTGCTAAAGGTACCGTACGAAGCTATGATAACCGCGTTATCTTCTTTCTCGGTTATGGCTCTAACACTCTCTCTAGTTTCAGCGTCCGTGCCACCAAAAACAAAAAAGACCTTTCTTCCTTTATTTATTGTATTGTTGATCATAGCATAGAGATCTTTACCATGCTTCTCTACATATTGAAACAAAACCAAAGTGTTACCATCTAAAGACTGAACCAGGTTAGTTATAAATTTGTTACGTTTTTGATTACGAACAATGAAATCCATCTCATCTTGAAACTTCAGACCCTTACAAGCCTTACAGGTTTCTTCGCTGTACTTCAATACCAATATTTTTATATTAAGATCTGCAACCGCACCAGCTTCTATCAGACCCTTTGTCTTAATAAATGATTTTACTGGGCCGAACAAGCCCTCGAGGATCAGCTTATGTGTTTCTGATCCATCCAATGTTCCTGTAAATCCAAAACGATATTTGCAATCAGTCAACTTTTGCATAATGGTTGTCAATGACTTTGCTTTAAACAAATGTGCTTCGTCACCAATAACAACACCAAACTGATCGAACCATCTCTTGGGCATTTCGTAAACTGACTGCCATGTTGTAACTACAATATTCTCTGATATGTTATCCTTATCAACACCACCCGTGATAAGTTTACATTCGTCCTTGTAACCATATGCTTCAAAGTCACCTGCCATCTGCTTAACCAATGATATTGTAGGTACAATGATCAACGTTCTATGTTCTTGGTAAAACTGTGTAAGCAAATAAATTATTAACGACTTACCTGAGGCGGTAGGTGATAGTATCATTGACCTGTCATTTCGAATGCAATGAGATACTGCCTCAATTTGATAGTCACGAGGTACCAAGGTAAGGCTCAAATCTTCACTGAACTCCTTGACCTCATGGATTGAACATTCATTTGTATAGTCGAGATTATCTTTTATGTCTACATCATAATCTCGATCTGCGCAGAAGGACTGTATATACGAGAGCAATCCCGTATACATTGTCGAGTTCTTATTAAACAGTCTAATCTTTCCGTCCCACATTTTGTTTTTGTAGAGCGGCATGAACTTATACCCTGGTGCATAAAACGAAAAGTATTCAGCTAACTCTCGTCTTATACCTCCAGAGCAATCAATCTTCAGGTACGTTTCATTCACTTTGGATAATGTAATCAATTCTCTATAAACCGAAGTTGGTGAGTTTCCTCCAGTCGATTCCATTTTTGATTTGGAAGCCTCTATTGTTTATATTTTTTATAATATCTTCCAATAACGAAACCACCTCTTCCTGATAAGAAATTTTAGTCAGGAGTTTTATCATATCATCATCACTATCTACATAACTTGGTAGATCCTGCTTCAGAACAGTACGCTGCCAAGGTTCTCTACCGAGCTCTTCCAAATCTTCAGGATGATTCAAATCACCTTTATAGTATTCAGAAAGAACACGGTTGAGAGTTTTTTTCTTTATAATTAAACTCTTCAGTTTAAGTTTCTGTTGATAAAGTATCTTCAAATACTTTGCGTGGAGAGAAGGTATTTTGAGACTTTCTGTATCGAGCTCGACATCATCAATCTTAGAATCTGCAATCCACATTTCTGTTATTTCATCAATAATCATAATTCACCTCAGTTACGTAATTATACTCTCGTTTGAGGTTTATGTCAATGGGTATTTAAACTAATCAAACTTATCAATTGTGTATATTTTATATCTGAATGCAACAGTAGCTTCGAGATATTGAATATCGTTTAACGAAGCATCAAAATTCAACTCTGTTAGTGATATAGGAAACATATCCTCAAAGTTAATTCTCAAATTAGGATTGTGGTGGCTTGATAAAATAATCAAAGAACCATCTGAATAAACATCTCCAGATTTAAAAGCTGAAGAGTTGTTTTGATAAGCAGATTGATCAAAAGACTCGGGGTAACCCAACGACACGAGCCAATTGTGAATTTCCAAATAGTTTGTAAGATCTTCATCAACCCTGAATCTAAGACTCAAAGGCTCATATCTTAACTTATCACCTGGATACGGTAGTGCTACAAACGGGTCTTGAACATCATAGTCACCTAACGACAAGGTAGGTAGTGGAGCACTGTATGTAAAATAATTGATACCTGGTGTTCTGTTTAAGACAAACCTAAAACCTGTAGGGGACATCAAATTTAAATTTGATGGTTGGTCTTTTATTGTGCTCATAGTGTATACCTCTCTACTATTTATAGAGATAAAAAAAGGGCTCCGAAGAGCCCTTTAAAAATGTCCCTTTTGGGATTCTTTTTATTACATCAGGTTGGATACTGCAACCAATCTGTAGTATACGTTCTTATCTGCGAAAGAGATAGAACCGTTACCAGCTGAACCACCCTTAGCAAATGGATTGGCGACCATACCGTAACGAGTCTTGAAGCCAATCTTAGGCTGGAAGGTGTTCTCTCCAACCGCACGAACCATTTGCAGAGGTACATAAGGACAGTAGAAAAGACCAGCATCAAATGCGCTAGAGCCTTTGTAACCTACAGTCATGTACTGGTTACCGGAAGCACTTGAGAAGTAAGGATCGATGTATACTCGGATACGACCGTTCAATACACCTGCAAAAGTGTTGCCAGTGTCATCTACGTTAAGATTAGTAGACAAAGCAGGGGTGTAATCCAGAACACCTGCCATCTGAAGAGCAGAAGCTACGTCAGAAGAACAGATCAGGATGTTACCCTTACCACGCCTTGTGTCCTTGGCGATCTGGTTTGCTTCACGCTCGATCTGGAAGATCATGCCTTTGAAGCGCTCAACTGACCAACGGCCGTTTGAGTCAACGTCAAGGTTAAAGGTACCAGCTGAAGCAGTATTGTCTTGAGCACCTGCAGTAGCTGTGTAGTTGATAGTACGAACAACTTCTCGGTTGATTTCCGCAAGGATCTCAGCTGAGAGGATATTGGAAAGTTCGGTTTCAGCATCAAGACCGTGAACAGCTTTAAGGTCCTGAGCAAGTTCCATTGTGTACTCAGCCTTCAGAGCACGTGAAACAGCTGTTACAGAAACTTTCTCAATTGAGAATGCCATCTGCTGGAATGCATTGTTGTCTGCATCACCCAAGGCTTCAGCCTGAGCTGTAGACATACCAGTAGCAACGGTATAACCGTTATCAGATACACGAGCTGTGGGATCAGTACCAGTCTGACCAGTAGTTACACCATCACCGGTAGACTCGTCTCGGGCAAAGCCTGAAAGAGTGTTACCAGCAGCTGACTTCGAGAAGTCAGTATCAGCTTCGTTGTAAAGAGCTTCTGTGTCTGACTGATTGTTGAAACGTGCACGCATTGCAAAGATCAGTCCAGTGGGACCAGTCATTGGCTGTACACCTGCGATGTCATAAGCAATCAGGTTAGGCATGGAACGACGAACCAGTGAAATAAGAACTGGGTCAAAGATATCTACATTACCAGCAGGTGATGTAGAAGGTGCAGCGGAAGTACCCATGGCGTTGGTGGGGCTTGCTTCACCCAAAAGGCTAGGCATTTGATAGCCACCAGAACCCTGAGCATCCTCACGTGAGGCACGCTGCTGGTTTTCTAGCAAAGTAGCGGTAACGGACTTGCGATGAGCATCTTTAATCTCGGGAAGATCGGCATGCTCAAGAACTGGTGTCCACTTCTCGACTAGTTCTTCAGATACGTATTGCATTTTATCTCTCCTTTACGGTTTCGATCTGTATTATTTATAATTAATTACTTTTTCAGTGTTCTTGAAATAGTACTGACATAAGCCGACATTTCCGGATTGCCTGAAAAGGAAGGTTTAGCTTCTTCTTCTAATGGCTCCGAGTCATCAAAATCACTAACAGCCGTCTTTGACTCATCAGTAGTGCTGAAATAACATTCCTTCAGAGTATCGAGCTTGCGGACATAATTGTCCTCATCAATAAAATCAACACCCTCAGCTAACTCTTTGAACTTCTCTTTTTGAGTTTCGGTGAGAGATTCAGAAGCCTCAGCAACGAGCTCAGCCTTCACGAATTCTACAATATCAGCCTTCATGGCGACGTTCTTTTCCATCTCTTCATTGAGTTTGGTTTCTAGTTCGTCGGCACGTAGAGCTAGTTCTTCTACAACATCTACCTTGTCATCGGGGATTTCAATGTAGTGTTCGGTGAACAGATCTTTAAGGCCATTAATAAAATTTTCTGTAATATCAGACTTGATACCAGCTTCAACAGCTAGCTTGTTCTCTTCCATCCAGTTTTCCACGACATAGTCGAGATACTGGTCAAGCTGTGTTACAGTTGCTTCTTTCAATTTAGCTTTTTCAGCTTCGATCTCTGAATCGATCTCAACAACGTATTTTTCAAGTTGTTCATTGACTTTAGCTACCACAGCAGCTTCAAATACAGTTGTTGCTTTTTCTTTAAATTCTTCAGTAAGGTTATCGTCACCAGCAAACAATGCTGCGACATCTTCTTCAACGTTGATTTCTTCAGCTGATACTTTATGACCAGCGCGAACAACTTCAACAGTTTCTTCTTCAGATTCGCTAATTTCTTCCTGAGTATCCAAGGCGTCAATGGCACGGTCAAATGAATTCATGAGATCTTCTTTCCTCATACCATTCATTCGTTCAACCATAGCTTGGATCATGCTCATTTTGGTTGCTTCTTTAACTGGTTTAGCCTTACCTTCAGGCTTAACAGCAGTAGGAGCATCCTCAGGATCATCTTCAGCTTTCTTAGACTTGCCAGGAGCTTTTGCCGTTTTAGCAACAGGCTCTGGCACAGACGATGGGTCACCATAAGATGCTTTGAACTCATCCAACTGCTCGTCAGTGAGATCTTCTTTCATCTCTAGTTCTTTGTCAGACATTGCATTTCTCCTTTATGGATTTTTTTTATCTTTAATATTTATAAATTTAAAGTTTTGAGATGAAGTCCTCAAAAATCTTCAGCTTCGAGGCCGTTAAATCTTTAGATGAGGTCTTTTCTATTTCTTCTTTATAATCATCAATTGTAGCTTCACGAATAATTCCATTGTCCCATACCCACTCTTTACCTTCCATGATACCTTCAACGAAAGCATCAGGTGCCGAAGGATCTGCAACAATGTCAGCTGCAGTAGCTAAGAAGAAATCATTTTGTACTTCTGCAGTTCCATTTCTTTCTTTGAGTGAACCCATGCCTCGTGACGAAACACCAATGGTGGCTCCCTCGTTCATCAAATTCTTTACAATGTTACCCATTGGGGTATCCATTATCTTTGCCTTGCCAACAAAGTTGTTACCGTCTTGCTTGAGTTCTTGAATCATATGCGAGACACGATCGAGATTAATTGTAGGACCCGCTGGATGGCCAAGTTCACCAAAAGCTCGCTTGCGATCAATGTATTCTTTATTATACCTAGATACCTCTTTCTGAAGCACTTCCATGGGATACACACGGCCATTCCTATTCTTTAGGTTGCCCTGCATGAACACACCTTTGATATAATGGTTTTTTGTACCACCATTATCTTCAGAAAGGTATTCTAACTCTTCGTTTATTTCGCATATGAGTTTCATTTTAGTATCTCGCTACTGGTGTTGCTTTTACTGACGCTGTTGCTATTAATGTGTCTGTTGGTTCTTTAACAATAATTTCTGTTGCACCAGCTTCGATGACAACTGATCCCGAAGTACCACCACCATTAACTGGTGCTATCGTATTGGCAACAGTAACAGTAGCTTCAGCTGCTGCTGTGTTCACTACTCTGACCATTGTGGCACTACCACAGTTGTTGGCTGTGGACAAATCAGCTGAATCACCTAAAAGTTTAATCGTCGCCATCAGTCTTCTCCTCAATGAAAGAAGAGAAACTCTCCTTAATCTTTGAAGAACCTTGCATCACAGCAGCCTTCTCGCCACCGCGTGAGTACTGTTTAGGTTCTTTGTATTCTGAACCACCAGCATTAACATCTGTTGTACCCTGCTTGACAGGCGCTGTTTCTCCTTCAGCTTGTTTCTTACCACCCTGATGATGTTCAGGGTTACCCTTTTCCACATTTCCAGTGAATTGAGCATCAGTAGCTACAGGGTGGTCTACTTTAGATACCATATGCATGTTAGCAAAATCTTCTTCGCCTTTTGAACGGGGCTTGTAACCCTTAACTTCATCGTCAGTATCTTTTTCAGGTTTGTTGTCTTGAGCCGGAGCTCCGGGTGCTTCGAAAAGTTGTTTAAACGTCTTCATCGGAAACCTCTTGTTCTTCATCGTCGTCTGCTATTTCAGGTTCATTAAGAAATGACTGGGCTACAGCAACTTTCTCAACACCAATACGTTCTCCCAATTTGTTGCTCAACAAATCGCTTACTGCATCTTGAAAGTTAGACGCATTTTTGTTAAATACTGCGTCGACGGCATCGCTTGTTGTATAAGCCATAGTTGTACTCCTTTTTCATATTATTTATAAGAAACAAACTTTTTCACGAGATATTTTTCTTCGGGCCCGTAGTGGTTCCAAGCCTTTCCCTGTTTCTATCTTTATTTTTTTTAACTTCTTTGATTTGATCTTCTTTTATTTTATTCCAAACAGCTTCGCTTTTGTGTGACAGATTTTTTCTACGATCATATTTTAAATCTCTATAAGGACCATTAGCATCTACATAGTGCATAAAAACTTGGGTTTGCCACACACCAGTATATTCCTTCCGCCAGTGGCAAAGTTGATCTCCTCTGTATAGAACCATATCTCCGGGCTTTATAATTGCTTCTATGCCTTCCTCTTTGTTTTCGTCTTCTTGAAGATATATTGGCCAGATATCAGATTTTTTGCTGTAGCCAAGGGTCATAGTAGTTGATATCTGACAGGAAGGTCGATCACGATGTCTTAATAATATTTCGCCAGGCTCGTACAATCTAGCATATGTGTATGCGGGGAGAAGTTCTATTCCAATTTGATGGGAAAGAGGTACAGTCAATCTCTCTAACAGTTCGTCAAAAAATGGATCGCCATACACAGCGTGGGATTTAGGGCACTGATCATCTGATATCAGAATACCTTCTTTTTTTCTTTTGAAAAGATTATCTGATAAACTTTTTGCTTCTTCTTTTGTAATGACGTTAGAAAAATAAGCGTACTTATTTTCTTGAAAAAATTGTTTTATGCTCATAATAAAAATTTTTAGCTTTGAAATCCAGCGGCCCCTTCACCTACTCGGTTTCCTCTGGCTACTGATAGATCTCCAACGTCAGTTGAGTCACCTCCAGAGGCATAAGAAAATTTTTGAATAATGTTTCCTGCAGCCGGCTGCCCGGCAGGCCACATACCAGCAGAATGATAACCACTTGTTTCACCTGATTGCGTAGCAGTGTTATAATGTTGACCTTGAATTAATGCACCCACACACGTAGTACCAGTATCAGAAGCAAACGGTGTGCACTGTATTTTATTCTGACATACAGGAGAATTGAACTGCCTACCACCACTAACAAATCCAGCGTTAGATGCACTTGTTCCACCAGCGCCAAAAATAGCGTCAGTCAAATCCCCGACATCTGTTGCATTTCCATCTACACTAAAAGAAAATTTTTCAAGTTGTGATGTTCCAATGCCCGAATAACATCCGCCAGCTCTGTAACCGTGTGTAGTAGATGATAATCCAGCAACTTGTCCAGTATAGTTGTTAGGATTAGCATTAAGATCACCAACGTCAGTAATTGCAAAAGCTCCTGAAAACGGAAATTTATCTATCTGTAGTAAGTTGCCACCTCCTGGAGGCGAAGGAGTAGGATAACCACACCCTCCAAATGCATAACCATCGGTCGATGAGCTTGCACCACCTACACCACCAAATTTAGTTCCTTGCAAATCACCTACATCGGTTGAATTGGCATCAGAACTAAATGGAGTTTTGTCGACTATATTTTTTTGGCCCCAATAAGGATTTGCGGGAGTATACGAATTTCCTCCAGCTGCATAACCGTCAGTTGAACTAGCGATTCCAGCACCGCCTCCTCTTGCAACAGTTAAATCACCTACATCTGTTGCATTACCGTCAGCACTAAATGGAAATTTGTCAATTACGTTACAGGTTGCAAAAGGATTAATATTTCCTCCTGCGGTGTATCCAGAAGTAGTACCTTGAAAGGCCGGTGAAGGAGGTTGAGCTGCTGAATTGGCTATAACAACAATTTGCTCGTTGTTAATTTTCAAAACACCGTTTGCAGATGTTATGGTTGTGTTGCCTAGAACAATGGTGTTACCACTCAGATACAAGTCACGCCAGCTAAGCGCGCTTGTACCCAAGTCGTAAGTTACATTAGCTGCAGGAACAATGCTACTATTAACACTTACCAATCCATTAGCAGATATATTAATAGTATTTGCTGGTGCAGACGTATCAGCATTGATTGTCTGTACTAGGTCTGAACCAATTCGCGCTCTCGATGGCATACTGCAATCTCATTTTAATGACTGGCTGTAAATGAATCCCACCAGTTGCCAGCTTCGGTAGCAACTTCTTCATTGGTCATGTTTACTCGTTCTGCAGCTGGGTCAGTTTCATCGGCACCATCAGCAACTTTAGTAAAAGGTGTTACTGCATGAATACCTTGCTGTCTTGTGATGAAGTCAGCACGTGAAAGTTCAGTTACAGTATCAGGAATCCAATGCTCCCTATCTGCTTCTGCTGCAACCCAACCGACCATAGTATGATCGGCGCCATTTCCCCAATAGCCGCCATCTTCGACCCAATCAGGAGCGCGCTTCTGACCGCGGGGACCTACTCTGTGAAGTTTATACTCTATAATTGGCATTTTTGATTTCTCCTATTTGAATCTACTTGAGCCATGTATCCATATAACAAGAACCCAGCGTTCTCCACTCGTTACTGGAGAAACTCTGTGTAGGGCATAGCTCGGAAACAATGAAATTGAACCCTTCTCTTTCACTGCTTGCAGAACTTGACCGTTACAATTAACTTCTAAGTTACCACCCTCGTATTTATCACTATCAGTAAGTTGAACTGACACAGAAATCTTACGAGTTGATGAACCACCAGGACCTACATCGGTATGCCAGTCATAGTGTCCTTGTTCTGATCCTTCATAATGTAATAACTCTATTCCGTGAGTTATTCCCATAATTTCATATTTGTAATATTCTGCATTTGCAGTAGCAACAGCTCTTGCAATTTTATCAAATATCCAGGCATTTTCCTCTGTGTAATGAATACTGTACTTATTAACGTTTTTGACATTAAGTGCAACAGATCCTTGACCATCGGTACCAACAGATGCTTTATGAGAATAATCATTGCTTGCTAGTGCAATAACTTTATCGCACTCTTCTGGGGTAAACATTACGTCAGGTCTAAAGTCAGAACGAAACGATGAATATCCAGGCATAATATTATCATTCATACCGATGGATACGTGATTATGATGCCAGACGCCAATCAGCTTATCATCTACTTCGGGTCTTGCGGCCTGTTGCTCTTTTTGTACACCCAAGGTTTTCCTTCCATCATATTTGTAATCTTTGTGAGGGCCATTTGCATCAACATAATGAAAAAATACTTGAACCTGCCACGTACCTTTAAACTTAGGACGCCAATGAGGTAACTCATTACCTCTGTACATTACAAGATCACCAACACCAATGTCTATTGATTCACCAGCAGCATCATTATCGTCTTTAGCAAAAAAGATAGGCCAGATTTTTTGTGACGGATCAAAGCCAAGCGTCATTGTACCTGATATTTCACACGATGGTCTGTCACTGTGACGTTCCAACACTTCGCCAGGGCGATACAATCTTGCATAGGTATAAGTTGGTAAAAGATCAACTCCTAAATGATGGGATAATGGTTTAGCTAATCGTTCAAGCAACTCATCAAATACTGGAGCGCCATAAACAGAATCTGATAACGGACATTGTTCATCCTTTTCAAGTTTACCTTCTTAATAAAGGTCGAACATATAGTCAGTTAGATCGTTAGCTTCTTCACGTGTTATAACATCAGACAAATAAACCCATCTAGCTTGTTCAAATCTTTGTGCGACTGGACCAAGCTGTTTAGGTGGAAGTTTGTTTTTATCAACAACTATATCATGTGACATTGTTGCAAGTAATTCAGCCATTATTATTCTACCTCATCATTATCTTCTTGGTGCTCAAGTAATTCAACTTTTGCTACTTTAGTGTCATAGGTAATATCGTCTCTGGACTCATGTTCAAAGCCCATAATATCCATTCTTATCTTGTCTACTTCAACAACATCAATAAGTTCTTCCACTACATGATCAACAAAATCGTAAAGGCCTTTAGATGTCCAATCATCAGTCTTTTCCTCATCTCTCACGTAATCTTTAATCATTCGTTGCATCTTACCAGGATTAACGCCAATCTGTTCCATGTATTCTTGTTCACCTTTTGTGATTGAACCTGACTGCCTTACATCTCTGATACACTGGACAAGACTTCTTTTGAGGTGAGCTTTGGATTCTTCTCTTTCAACGTCTGCTTCAGAAAAGTCAGAAACCTTGCCTTTAAGCTGTTCATACATATCATTAAGAGCAAGAATGTCTTTCATAGCCCCTTCAATAATAACCGTACCTTCAGCAATACCTTCTTTCATCTTAGCAAGTTTAATTTTGAGTTTTACTGCTTCCCAATAATCGAGCTGTGTTTCATCAGCTAGCTTTTCTTCTAGCTTTCTCATTCTCATTTCATTTTCGACTTGACGCCATTTTGCATCATTGAGAGCTCGTTTCTTACTAGAAACTTCAGCAGCAATCTGCCTCATGTTTTTCCATGGGCTGTGATATGAAAGATTAATATGTTTCCATGTCCACTGTGAGTGACTATGGTTCCATATATTTTGCAGCTCGTTCGTATTGACAATTGCTTTGTCAACCATTTGTGCATTTTCTACAAGAGACCTTCCGCCAAAACTTTCTTCTTTAACAGCAAGACCCCTTCCAAGCACTTGGGAAATTGGAAGGCTGTATTCTTGGGCAGGTGTTGCAACAATATCTTTTGTTACAGATTCGTATAAAGCTATTTCGTTCTTTTTATCATCACTCATAATTTACAAAACTCTTATGTTGTTAGTTGTTCCTTTGAACTCTTTAATCACTATCACGTCACCCGCATCTAGTGGTTCGAGGTTACCGATATTTATATTGTCTGTTGATGTATAGTCATATGTAGGTGTGAGTTCACTACCGTTCAACGTTACGACAACGAGATTGGTATTAGTATATCCTACAGCTACTTTAGTTTCTCCTCCCGTTGCAAAATATATACTCGTGTTACATATTGAGGTTAATGTTACATCACCTGTTACATTTAAGTCACCTTCAACTGTAAGGTTTCCACCTACAGTCGTATTTCCAGTAACACTTAATGTATTCGATACAGCAAGTGTTATAGCATTCGCTACTGCAACGTCCTGGAATGTTAATGTACCGTTGCCGTCTGTTAGTAATGCTTGACCGTCCGTACCATCAGATGTAGGAAACTTATACGCGTTGTTGAATGTGATTGCACCGCCGTCGTTACCGTCAATCTTAAATTGTCCGTTATTGCCTTGAGGATCTGCACCTGTACCATCAGTATCAACAGCAACCGAAAACTGTGTTCTAGCAGCATTATTTGTATTATCAAAAGCAAACGCACCACCAACAATAAGCGATGTTCCATTAAAATATTCGTGGTTACTTCTAAATAGATAATCACCTGATTGTACAGCACTTGGCGAGGCTTCTGTACCTCTATATCTTCTTGTTCTTACATCTGGAGCGTCAGCACTATCATTGTATTGCTCCATACGAATTTGTGCTGTTTGAGCACCTTCGCCTGTCATGTGAAGGGTGACTTCAGGATTTGATTGATTGATACCTAGAAAGTTATTAACCGAGTCTAATGCAAGAGTGCTGTCAAACGACAACTGACCGCTTCCATCAGTAGTTAATATAGCTCCGGATGCACCATCGGACATCGGGAACGAATAGGCTCCATTGCCTACTGAAAAACCACCAGAGCCAACTGAAAGCGATGCAACGTTTGCACCGACTTCAAAAATATGAATTCCGTTAGAAGAATAGAGACGACCATCCGTTAGGTTGAGAGCTAACTCACCTGTAGATAGGTTGGTAGTATTGGGTAGTTTTCCAGCAACACTACTACGTTTGATACGTATTGTCGAAGACATTTAAACCTC